GTCACACAGATGTCACCGTTAAGTGGGATGGCAGTCCCGCAGTCATCTTTGGGCGCAATGATGATGGTGATTTTATATTCACCGACAAGTCAGGATTTACAGCAAAAGGATATGACGGCAAAGCAAAGTCAACAGGTGATGTAGAAACAATGCTTAAAAATCGTCCTGGATATGCAAAGAATCCAGAAGGTTATGGCGTACTAATTGACAACATGAAAAGTGCATATACTGCATTTGAAAAAGCAACTCCTAAAGACTACAGAGGTTTCTTTAAAGGCGACATGCTTTATTTTGTTAAGCCATTGGCAGAAGGCGGCGACTATGTGTTTAAACCAAATATTGTTGAATATAGAGTAAAACAAGAATCAGAACTAGGTAAAAAGATTGGAGTAAGTTCAGCAGGAATAGTTATACACAGAGAAGTAAGTGCCGACGGCACTGAAGGTCCATTAAAGAACGGCGATATTTTTGAAGGCAATGAAGTACTAGTTGTTCCCCCAGTTACGGTATCAGATGCACCAAGTATAGACGATTCGAGTGTAAAAGAATTAAAAGCAATAATTAGTAAAGATGCTGCTGCAATGGATACATTGCTTGATCAGAATACTCTTACACAATTAAAACTAAAGAAACTATCAGAAGTATTTTATACTTACATGAATAGTAAAGTAGACACAGGCTTAGATAATTTAGGCGGAGACTTCTTAGATTGGGTACAAGCACGTAACCAACTAAGTGGAGCAGCAAAGAAAAAGATTGCAGAATATGTAGCAAATAATCAACAAGGTTTCAATGCACTATGGGAAGTAGTTGCAAAGATACAACAAGTAAAAGATGATGTTATTGCACAATTAGATAATCAACCAGGTGCTCCTGTTAGATCGAGTATGTCAAGCAAAGACGACTCAGTAGAAGGCGGCGAAGGATATGTACTAGCACATCCAGAAGGCGACATAAAACTTGTGCCACGTAAAACTTTTAGTAAATACAACAGAGCAGTTGAACGATAAGGAATAAACAAAATGAAAATGATTGATATAGCAGAGGGCATCTACGGCGATGATCCTAAAACAAAAATGATTGCAAACCTAGGTCGCAGACTAATGGACATGAGTGCAAAAATGCCAATGGGCAAAGGCGTAAGTGACGACGATATAGCAAAGTCAAATAGAATGAGTTCTTTTGGTGATGCACTAACACGTTACAACACAGACTTTGGTCCTAAGAACATGAAAGAATTACTTAAAGTAGCTCGTGTATCAGCAGAAGAAGCAGCAGAATTTATTGAGCTTGCTAAAAAGGCAAAGCCAGCAAGTATCAAAGTAGCTGATCCTGAGCCACAAGATGAGCCAGAAGATGATATGGACGGACCAAGTGATGACGAAATTGCTCGTCAAGCAGACGCAGCGGCACGTGGCAGATAATGGACTTTATCAAGAACATGTACGAAGAAGGACTAGTTGACAAACAGCTAGACGAAGATGCATGGGCTGATATACGCAAACGTAGAGTAGAGCGTTTACGTGATGAAAGAAACATTGCGCTTTACGGATACTTAGTAGGACCTGAAAAAGCCATGCGAGCTAAGAAGTTTATTGAAGCAGCAGAAAATGGCAAAAGTATTCCTAGTGCATTTGTAGCTGGTTACTTTCCTATTATAGCAATGATAGATGACATTGTAGACGCAGGCCCGGGTGCTATAGCACAATTGCGTAATTTACACAAGAGACATCAAAAATAGCATATAAACGCTATATTTTTACAAAAAGACTAAATACATATAACAAGTTCAGAGAGAAATGAACAAGTTAACCATTTAGATTAATATTATAGGAGAATAAAAATGGCATCAGTAACTAACCCAGGAAAAGCAGTAGCAGGAAACGGCTTAGGCCCAGATACACAGATCATCGTAACAGACGCAGCAGTTGCAAATGACGCAGCACTGAAAGTAATCGTTGACGAAATCGGAGCAGAAGGCCACACAATCGCAGGCGTAGCAGGAACAGCAAACAACGCTGGCGTAATGCACTTTGCACTACAAGGTGGACCAACAGCAAACATTACAGGAACTTCAGCTGTAATTACCTTTGCACAATAAATTCTAACTACCTTAGAATCGTGATTATGGCCCACGGGCAGGCGTCACACTAAAGGCTCACTTTTTAAGTGGGCCTTTTTTTATGGCTATAAGTAATAGTATGATCTTTCGTTTACAAACACTAATAGACATTACTGAAACAGGCACTCGACGCCAAAGTCAAGATAAATTTGCATATAAACAAGAAGCAAATTTTCAAACTGTGCTACAAACAATTGGTATGCGAGTAAATTTAGATTATGAAAATAGTCCAAGTTTTGAGCAGTTAACGCTAAAGAAAAATACATTTAGTGATAAATACATAGGTAAGCAGATGTTATGGACCTTTGATTTTATAGTAAATTATGAAGGTGCATTAACATTAGAGATGCTTAAAAACGACTTTGATCTTATACCGATCATAACCGGATTAACAGAAACTGTCCAACCAGACAAGGCACTATTTAGAACAGCAGGTAAGGATAAAAACATTATCTTTTCTATTGCTGATTAAGGCAATTAAGGCTAACGAACGAGTTTACTTAATAAACACTTAACGGAGAATAAAATAGTGTCAGACATAGCAACTACAGATTTAGAAAAGCAAAGCCTAGAAGCACACGTTGATCTGTGCGCTCTCCGATATAAAAATCTTGATGATCGAATGACAAAGATCGAAAAGAAGGTAGAAGAAATTCACGAAGATATTACCGAAGGTAATAAGTCAATGACAAAGGTCCTAATAGGATCAGCAGGTACAATAGTAGCAGGACTACTTTCGACAATAGTTGTATTACTAATGTCACTACCATCTTAAAGCAAACACCTTTCAAAAAAACTAAATACTACTATGCAGTTAAGAGAACTTACATCAAGCCTTGACGAGAAAAGAGTTTGGGCACGAAGCGGCAAGAAAGTTGTACGAAAGTATCGCTGTTCAGGTGGCCGCAGACACGGTCGTGTTGTAGCTAAAATACAGCAGTGCTTCGCAGCACCTGATATGAAGAAGCGATTTAATCTAAAGAAAACAAAAGCTAGACTGGGCTCTAGAATAGTCCGTAAAGCAAAGCGCACCAAACGAGTAAATCCTGCTAGTCGCAGAGTACAAGCACTTAACAAGGGGCGTTGATATGAAATTTGTTGAGTTTAAGGACATCGAAGAAGAAATGTTTGACGAAGGCTATGTTCAAATTGCTGGACGCAGTGGCGGCAAAATTGTTCGAAAGTATCGTTGTACTTCAGGCTCAAGAAGAGGACGTATTGTAAGTAAACCTGCTACCTGTACAGCACCAAAGAATGTTAAAAGTACAATTAACATGAAAAAAGCAAGGCGCAAATCAGGTTCATTAATGACTACTAGAGCACAACGTACAAAGACTGCTCTTAAAACAACAAAACGATTAAAGAAATTAAACGTGCATTCACGTTCTAAATTAAAACCAAGACGTAGAAAAACAGCGAGAAGAAGATGAAATTTAACGAATTTGAAAAATCAGCAAAGCGTAATGTAGCAGAACGCCGTGACATGACCGAAGAACAGTTAGATGAAATAATTCCCGCAATTGCAGGTATAGCAAGAGGAGCAGCTACACTAGGTGCAAAAGCCGCTGGCGGAATTGCAAAAGCAGGAGCCAAAGTAGGTGCTGCCGCAGCAAAAAAAGTAGGCGCTGCCGCAGTTAAAGGTGCTCAAGGCGTAGGCAAAGGCCTTGCTAAAAAAGTAGCATCAAAGAATGCAAAAGCACTAGCCAAAGCAGTGCTTAAAAAAGGTCAGGCATTACCAATGCCAATTGATGGCGGAAAAACAGCTGACTTCAAAATAGATGATTTAAAGGGTGACGAAGTTACACTAACGAACCCAAAGCCAAAACCAGGCGAACCAATCAAAACTGTACACAAGACTAAAGAACTAGATCCAATTATACAGCAAATGGTGCAAGGACAATAATGAAACTTAATGAGTTGATAGACGCTTTTACTATCTATACAACAAATGAAGAAAAAGAAATGTTATCACGAATTGATGACATGATGTCCCTTGATGCATTTACTGAGCGAGAACAAGCCATAATTGAGAACTTGATCCGTAAAAGTCTAGTAAGTAAAGTACAGCAACGAGGTTCGACTTTGGTAATGGCTAATGAACTCTAAAAAATTTACACCTGAACTAGCATTAGAACTTGAAAACTTAATCAATAACACAATTGATAAAAGTTTTCTTCCTTACGTAAAAGGTAAGAGTATTCGTATAGGACATGTGATTGTCAGAGAAACTAGAGTAGGATTTTTCTTAGTGTTTGATACCAAAGAAAATGCAGAGATAGCAAAGATGTTTTGTAAAACTGGTGCAGTTGCACTTGCTAAATCTATTGTTTCAAAACAAGATAATGCAGAAATAAAACTAATAAAAACCTTAGACGATATAATATCAAAAAACTTTAATGATGCAATTTTTTACAAACATACCATTAACGTAACTAAAGATAGTATTAAGAAGCAAGTTGCACAAATGAGATACAGTGTTGCTAGAGACGCAACACAGCATGCCAAAGATAAATTAGACACCTTTATCTATTACTGATGATAAATAACTATAACAAATACATAAGTTCTATAGGAAGAGTATAAAAATGAACATTAGAGAGATATCAAAACCAATTACAGCTAAATCGCTGAACGAAAGCCTAGCAAAACGCTTTGGTAAGCGCATTGCTTTAGAAAAGTTTACTGCCGAGCAATTAGAAGATGCTCGCAATAAGTTACGTACTGATTTATTCAACGTCGAAACTAAAGAAAGTTTTAATGCTGTTGAAACTGACGCATATCAAAAATCAAAGCTCTTCCTTGATGTATTGAATGCAGAGATTACAGAGCGTGAGGCAAACGAAGCAGCAAAACCAAAGCCAGACTTTCCAGACTTAGATGGCGACGGCGACAAGAAAGAGCCTATGAAAAAGGCTATCAAAGATAAAAAGAAAAAACAAGTAAAAGAAGGTGCAGAAGAAGCAGCTGAATTAGTAATGGCGGCAAAAGATATGGTAGACCGTATTACCAGTTGGATGGAAGACACAGCAGAAATGCAAACTGAAAGTATGTTAGAACTAGCAGACTCAATTCGTGATGAAATGGGATCGGAGCAATCAGAAGCATTTACAAACTCTGTGAAACCAGCATTAGAAGCACTATACACAGCACTAGAAGCAACACGTGAAGCAACAACAGCAGGTGTTGGAATTTTAACTGGTGAAGGCGATCCTGTTGAACCAATGGGCGGCGAAGAAGAAATGCCAGCAGTTGATGCAGATGCTGATCCAATGGCAGACGTAGACGTTGATGCAGAAGTAGAAGCACCAGCAGAAGACGATGGCATGGCGGCAGCTGAACCAGCAGTAGGTGGTGAAGAAGAAGCAGGTCGTGCAAAGCGTGAAAGCGTAGAAAGAAGTAGAAAATTAGGTACCATTCTTTCAAAAAAAAAGTAAATGAAGAGGCTAGTTCCTCTGAAAAATTAATTCTTGTAATAAGAAACATACTCGCTGACGCAAACTTGAAAAAGCAAGCCAGCGAGTTTTCTTTTGATGCATTAAACAACTTAATGAAAAATGCTGGACGTGAGCAGTTCGATTACAGAACTTTTAAAGCCGCTTATGATTCAGATGAACGTTTAAAGTCTATGATTAAAAACTTTAATCAAGACGGTATTACACTAAAAACTGATACAGATGCTGATTCTCAAGCACCGCAACAGGATTTGGGTAATAAAGCAGTTAGCCAAATGGCAAAACGTGCTACCAAAAAACGCCAATAATACTTGACAAACAATAAATTTTAATGTATTATAGTAACTAATACTATAGGAGAAGACATGTCTCGAACAAATGAGGAAATAGTACAGACTATCCACGACTTGATCGAAACTAGAATACAACCAGCAGTATCGTCACACGGAGGCAAAATTAATTTTGTTTCATATGATGAAGGTAAGCTGATTCTAGAATTAAGCGGAGCCTGTGCAGGGTGTGCAGGAAGTACTGCTACATTAAAATTTGGTGTTGAAAATATGGTAAAACACTATGTACCTGAAGTTACAGAAGTAGATGCTATACACGACGAAAATAGCGGAGTAGAACCATATTACAAGGAAAACACTTAATGTCATTAATACAAAAGAAGTTTGATTATCAACCGATTAACCGCAAACAAATAGACGGTAGGCGTTTATACCAAACTCCTGATGGAGGCGCTGTAGCAAGCGTTACTACAATCTTAGACGCCACTAGTGACAAGACAGGACTTATTGCCTGGCGTAAACGTGTTGGTGAAACTAAAGCACGAGAAATCACAACAGAAGCGGCCGGTGTAGGAACACGTATGCACAAGTATTTGGAAGACTATGTAGAGACAGGCGTAATGCCAACTCCGGGTAGTAATCCATTTGCTAAGAAAGCACACGCAATGGCTCAACAAGTACTCGAACATGCCATGGGTGATGTAGATGAAATATGGGGAAGTGAAGTTGCTCTATATGTTCCGCAAATGTATGCTGGTACTACTGACTTAGTAGGACAATACAAGGGTCAGCCCTGCATAATGGATTTTAAGCAAACTAACAAGCCTAAGAAGCTAGAGTATGTACAAAACTATTTTTTACAGTTAGTAGCATACGCAGAAGCACACAACGAAATCTACGGCACAGATATACGTGAAGGACATATCTTTATGTGTAGTCGTGGCGATGACGGTATGATACTAGGCGGCGAAACATACCAACAGTTTGATGTATGGCCGCATGAGTATGATGAGTGGCGCAACGAATGGTACAACAGGGTTTACACATATTACGAGAAGTTCGCATAAATACATAATAAACGTGTAGGAGATAGCAAGTGGCTGTTGTACAAATTAGTAGAATTCAAGTAAGAAGAGGACGCAAAGGACAAACGGATATTCCGCAACTTGCGTCTGGTGAAATAGGTTGGGCAGTTGATAGCCAAGAGTTGTTTATAGGCAACGGTTCAGTAAGCGAAGGTGCACCGTATGTAGGTAATACTAAGATCCTTACTTCAGCTGATAACATTTTTAGTTTATCTAATCAATATGAATATAGAACAGATGATTCTATTATACAAACAGGTGCAACTGCACGTACATCAATCAACAGAACATTACAAGATAGATTAGAATTTAATGTTCATGTAGCAGATTTTGGCGCACAGCATGACACAAGTGCAATTCAAACTGCCGCACTACAACGTGCTATTGATAACTTATTTCTTAATACTAAAACATCTCCTGAAAACAGATACATATTAAATCTAGCACCTGGTTTATATAAAATTGACAGCAGTCTTAAACTTCCGCCATATGCAACATTAAGAGGTGCAGGAAAAAATAAAACAATTATTGAACAAACTGCTAATCATCCAATATTCATTACAGTAAACGGTTCTAGTACGATAGGTAATTATGACGAAACTATTGCATTAAGTGCAAGTAACCAAGCTACTAACATTGAAGTAAGCGGTATGACATTACAATACCAAGATACTGCTTCAAAGATTTATAATACTGTATTCAATCTACAAAGTTGTAGAGATAGTTATTTTCATGATCTAAAATTAAAAGGTTATTGGGATGGCAACGGCGTACAGGCTGCATCGATTGCTATTAATTTAAAAAGTTTTAGTGGCGCAGTAAGAAGTAACTCTAACGTATTTGAAAACATAGACATAGAAGGTTTTGCCTACGGTATTAGCAGTTCACATGATATCGAAAACAATACTTTTAGAGATATGACTTTTAACACAATGTTAATTGCAGTTAATCTAGGTGCAGGTATGGATGTAATTGACTATACTGATCCAGTAGAATTGGCAGCATACTTAGCAGACGGCCAAGCATATGGCCCTGCAAATACTATAATTGAAAATTCAGTATTTAGAGAAATATTTAATCAAGGATATGTAGTTGATAAAGGTACAGGAAACGTATCAAGAAACAACAAGTATTACGATGTAGGTAACGACGGCGGCTCTACTTCAACAGTTGTTACTAGTGTTATTAAATTTTCTGAAACAGGTAACATAACGAGTGATGATTGGTTCGAAAGAACATCTGATTTAAGTTATAGTTCAGAATTTGTAAACGTAAACGATGCAAACAGCAGTAATTGGCTAGTAGACGTTGCTGGACCAAAATATCTACCAGAAGTAGAAGGTGTATTCAATTACACACATAATGCTATGCATACAGTAAATCCAATAGGCTCTAATGGCAATTGGATATCAGCTTGGCGCTTACCGGCCAATCAAACTAGGTCTTTTGAAATTCCTTACACTTATAAGTCTATTAATGCTGATGGCGTTAGACAAGGCGTATTAACTGTAATAATTGACAGAGATAACGAAAAAATATCAGTATCAGATGAATATGAATTTATTGGACAAGATATTAGCCTAACTGGGGCCGGAAATAACTTGACATTTAGAGGAAGACTTGTTAATATAACAAGTGGGGATGTTGCAGATGCAGACAACGACACTGCCTATATTGAAATATATAATGGCACAACTGAGTCTACTGTAACGTTACCGACAATAACTTTTACTCTATCGTCAAGGTCTTAATGTTTACGAAAAATTTTGAAGAACAACTAGCAGCCTGGAAAACATTTAGAGAGTCATTAGAGACAGTTGAAGAACCATTTCAGCATGTCCGAGACTTTTATAAGAATGCTCCACTGAAAAGAATTAGCTGGGATCCCTGGGATCAAAGCTCTTGGGCAAGTCCTTGGGAGCTTCTAGAAGAGAACCAATATTGCGAGTTTGGAATCGTACTGGGAATGTGTTATTCCCTACAGTTAACTGAACGCTTTTCAGAGAGTAAATTTGAGATACATATTTGTACGAATAATAAAAAGTCCGAGACCCACTACTTATTATTCGTAGATAACAACATAATTAATTACAACAATGAAGTGGTTTCACGAGAGGAATTACCGGATGCTATATTTTCGCAACGAGTTTACATCATGCCCCAGCTCCACTAAATACCTCAGCAAATATAAACATTTTAACTAGATATAAACAGGAGTCATTCATGTCAAACGGCATTCATATTGTAAAACGATCAGGCGGTGCAGAACCAATTAACATTAATAAAATACACAAAGTGGTAGAACATGCATGTGAAGGTTTAGCCGGCGTAAGTAGCAGTCAAATTGAAATGAACGCTAACTTACAGTTTTATGATGGTATGAGTACTAGTGAGATACAAGAAGTGTTAGTACGCTCAGCCAACGATCTTATTAGCTTAGACAATCCAAACTACCAGTATGCGGCTGCAAGATTACTAACTTACGGATTATACAAACAAGTATTTGGAGAATTTTTAGCAGTTAGTTTCAAACAAATTATTGATCAAAATATTGAACGTGGATTATATGATCCTGCAATACTAAACAGCTATACTGACGAAGAAATTGAAACGTTGAATCGTTACATTCATCACAAGCGTGATGAGAACTTTACCTATGCAGGCATGAGACAAGTTGTTGACAAATATCTAGTACAAGATCGTTCTACAGGAGAAATATTTGAAACTCCTCAGTTCATGTATATGATGATTGCGGCAACATTATTTGCAAACTATCCAGCAGAAACACGTATGCATTACGTAAGGAGATACTACGATGCGACCTCACTATTTAAAGTCAATATCCCAACCCCAGTCATGGCAGGTGTCAGGACCCCTGTACGTCAGTTTGCAAGTTGCGTACTTGTTGATAGTGATGACACTTTGGATAGTATTTTTGCTAGTGATATGGCTATTGGCCGCTATACTGCTCAACGTGCGGGCATTGGCATTAACGCTGGTAGAATACGCGGAGTCAACGCAAAAATACGTGGCGGAGAAGTGGCGCACACTGGTATCGTTCCGTTTTTAAAGAAGTTTGAATCAACTGTACGTTGTTGTACACAGAATGGGGTACGTGGCGGTAGTGCTACTACACACTTCCCGTTTTGGCATCAAGAGATTGAAGATATCCTTGTACTAAAGAACAACAAAGGCACAGAGGACAATCGTGTACGTAAATTAGATTACAGTATACAGTTAAACAAAACAATGTATGAAAGGTTATTATCTGGTCAAGATATAACTCTTTTCTCGCCGCATGATGTACCTGGATTGTATGAAGCATACTTTGGCGATGCAGACGAGTTTAAAGAAATGTATGAAAAATACGAACGTGCTACAAGTATTAAGAAGAAAAAAGTATCAGCAATGGACTTGTTCTCAGCATTAATAAAAGAACGTGCAGAGACAGGACGTATATACATTATGAATGTTGATCATGCTAATACACATAGCTCATTTAAAGACACAGTATACATGAGTAACTTGTGTCAAGAAATTACATTACCAACAAAGCCACTTAATCATATTGACGATCCAGAAGGTGAAATTGCTTTATGTATTCTAAGTGCTATTAATGTTGGTACTATAAGAGACTTAAATGATTTAGAAGAATTATGCGAACTGGCAGTAAGAGCATTAGAAGAAATTATTGACTATCAACGCTACCCAATTAAGGCAGCAGAAATTAGTACAAAAGCAAGACGTTCATTAGGCATAGGTTATATTGGACTAGCTCATTATCTTGCCAAGAACCATGTTAAGTATGATGACAAAGAAGCTTGGAAGATAGTACACGATCTTAGTGAAGCGTTCCAATATTACTTGTTAAAAGCATCTAATAAACTTGCACAAGAACGTGGTGCGTGTGAGTACTTTGACCGTACTAAATATAGCGACGGCATTCTTCCAATTGATACTTATAAGAGTGACGTTGATAATATTGTGGAGAACAAGTTAAATTATGATTGGGATACTTTACGAGTTCAGATCAAAGAACACGGTCTTAGGCACAGCACATTGTCCGCACAGATGCCTTCGGAGAGCAGTTCCGTTGTGTCGAACGCAACAAACGGAATCGAACCACCTAGAGGTTACTTGTCCGTTAAGAAGTCCAAGAAAGGGCCTCTTAAGCAGATTGTTCCACAGTATCAAACATTAAAGAATTATTATAGTTTACTATGGGATATGCCTAGCAATGAAGGCTATATCAATGTAGTTGCTGTAATGCAAAAATTCTTTGATCAAGCAATTAGCGGTAATTGGAGTTACAATCCAACACACTTCGAAAATAACGAAGTACCGATGAGTGTTATGTTACAAGATTTATTAAACACTTACAAGTACGGTTGGAAGACATCGTACTACCAAAACACTTATGATTATAAAACTGATCCAAGTGAAATAGAAGAAGAAGCACAACAAGTAGAATTAGCACCTAGTGAAATAGACGAAGGTGAAGAATGTGAGGCATGTGCAATTTAGTGGTTGACTTATTAAGATAAGTAAGTTACTATATAAAGACAGAGATAGAGGAAGCAAGATGGCAAAAACTGTATTCAATAAAGAAAAGGTGGATTTCACCAAACAAAATATGTTCTTCGGAGCAGATCAAAACACACAACGTTATGATGTATTTAAATTTCCTGTGTTTGATAAATTAAATCAAACTATGCTTGGATACTTTTGGCGACCTGAAGAAGTAAGTCTACAAAAAGACAGAGCTGACTTTGCTAACTTCCGCCCAGAGCAGAAGCACATCTTTACTTCCAATTTGAAATATCAGACGCTACTCGATAGTGTCCAAGGACGTGGTCCATGCCTAGCATTTTTGCCGCATGTTTCACTTCCTGAACTAGAAGGGTGTATTGTTACTTGGGACTTCTTTGAAACAATCCATTCACGTAGTTATACACACATTATGAAGAACGTGTATGCTGACCCGTCAGAAGTGTTTGATACTATTTTAGATGACGAAAAAATTATCGCTAGAGCAGAAAGTGTAACTAAACATTACGATGCATTTACAGAAGTTGCTGATGCGTATACACATCGCAAAGAAGGCAACATGCGTGATGTTAAAAAGAAATTGTATCTTGCTATGCAAACAGTAAACATTCTTGAAGGCTTACGTTTCTATGTAAGTTTTGCATGTACTTTTGCGTTTGGTGAGCTAAAACTAATGGAAGGTTCTGCAAAGATTATTTCATTAATTGCTCGTGACGAAGCACAACACCTAGCACTAAGCACACACGTATTGAAGATGTGGGCAAATGGCAAAGACGATCCAGAGATGGCAGAGATTGCTAAAGAGTGCAAAGAAGAAGTATACGACTTATGGCGTGAATGTGTTGCAGAAGAAAAAGACTGGGCAAACTATTTGTTTAAAGATGGTAGTATGATTGGTCTTAATGATAAACTGTTACATCAGTATGTAGAATACATTGCAAATAGACGACTCAAAGCGTTAGGCTTAGATGCTATATTTGATGCTCCAGTAAATACTAACCCGCTACCATGGACACAACATTGGCTATCTAGCTCAGGCTTGCAGGTTGCACCGCAAGAGACAGAAGTTGAAAGTTATATCATTGGTGGCATCAAACAGGATGTTGATAAAGACAGCCTAAAAGGATTCAGTTTATAATGATTGAAATTTATGGAAAACCACAATGCCCTTACTGCGATAAAGCAAAAGCAATTTGCGAAATGCGTCAGTTAGAGTATACGTACAAAACACTTGGCACCGATTATACTAAGGAAGAACTGTTAGAAAACTTCCCAGGTGCCCGTACAGTGCCACAGATCCGTATTAACGGAACAGCAATTGGCGGCTACGATCAGTTTAGTACATACTTAGAAGAAACCGGCTATAATGGCACGGGACATACACTTTAGAAAGGTAACACCACATGGCACTTAGAAAACCTCGTAAAACTACAGGCGCTAAGAAAATTAAACCAGCGGCAACGCGAGCCACTAAAAAGGCTATTAAACGAAGATAAAAATATGTTATTAGAAACACCATACAAAGTTGGAGACACAGTCTCTTTTAAATTAAGTTCAGGTGAAGAACTGGTAGCTCGATTAGAAGAAGAATCAGCTACTACATATAAATTACACAAACCAATGGTCCTTATTGCACAACAACAAGGACTAGGCCTAGCACCATTTATGTTTGGCGTATCACCTGATGCAAAATTTGTATTACAAGCACACTCAGTAAGTTGTCTTGCTAAGACAGAAACAGAAATTGCAAAACAGTATACTTCACAAACTACTGGTATAGCACTGAGTTAACTACTAGCCCGTCTAGTCCGATAAATATACTAAAGGATAGTATATGATTAGACGTGGCGCACCATTTGACAGAGATAACTTTTTTAATATTCCACCTATTGATGCTGGAGATATTAATCCCATATATAATACTGTAATTTCTAATATAGACGGTGGAAACTTTGCGGATGTTCCTGAACAATATTTTGACGGTGGTTATATTCCGCTGTTAGGAACAGCTTCATATGATCCTAATATTTTATATGGAAGATTTAGTCCATTAATTGAGGATGATGCATAATGCCAGACGTACCTGAGCGGGGATCAGTACTTGTAAGACGTGGCCCTACTAGTGATAGAGAAGGGTTTACACCGTTAAGCGGTGAAGTAATATACGATACTACCAATAAGCAGTTATATGTTGGAGACGGTCAAACAGCAGGCGGAAAGCCAGCATACGGCGACAAAGCAAAAGTTGATAGTGAAGGCAACATCACTGAACTTTATTTGCAAGGCGAACAAGATCGCCCGGCGGCGTCAAGTGGTCTTTTTAGATATAATCCAGCAACACAAAGTTTAGAATATTCCGACGGCAGTGAATACTATCTAGTTGCATCAACTCCATTTAACACAACAACGAATGTATTATACGTATCGCCAAACGGTAGAGACGATAACCTATTTGGTGTTAAAAGAGGCCGCACACCAGGAACTGCCTTTGCTAGTTTAAATGCTGCCTGTAGAGAAGCCGAACGTGTTGTTAGCCGAGCGTCAAAAGGATTAGGTCCATATCAAAAATGGATCACATACGATAGTCAAGTACAACAGCAACGTTCTTATATTGTGTCAATTAATGATGTAGGTGACTTTAAAGATATTGCAGTTTTTAAAGGCTCTGCTGAACTAGATGCTACAACTGAATTACGTAGTGGATTTAGAGTAATTGGACAAACTAGTGGTGCAGTAGGTCTCATTGAAGAATACAATGTAAACTCAGGACAAACTGCTGACCAACTAATTATAAAAGTTGAGGAAGGAACATTTGTACTAGACGAACAACTAAAGTTTGGTAATCCAATACCTGGCGTTCCGTATAGCGAGTATCAAGCAGCCGGAACAGAATATCCTGAAATAACAATTAGACTTGAAAGTGGTATTTACTTTGAACATTTTCCAATCAAAGTACCAAATAATACTTCTATCAAAGGCGATGAATTTAGACGTAGTATTGTAAGGCCACGCCCTGGTGCTAGTGCTAGTCCTTGGGCAAACACTCGATTCAAACGTGGCGCTGAACACTTAAACTTAGACCCAGCAGTTGTTGGTGATAATCCATTTGGTGCGCACTATCTAGCAGATAGATCTACTGACATATATGCTTATGCAGAGAATGTAGGCGACTACGACGAAGCGTACAAAACATTTTCTACAATGCAGAACAAGCAAGTATTACAAGACAGTGTTATAAACTTTATTACTACTACATATCCAAGTTTAGAATATGACGAACAAAAGTGTAGACGTGATGTAGGATATATAGTCGATGCTGTTGCATTAGATATGTTGTATGGCGGATATCAAGAAACATTATTTTCTGCACTAACATATCAAGGACAGCTACCAGCAGACCAAGTTACAGAAACTGCCGCGGCGATTACTCATTTAAAAATACAAATGAGTGCATTAGTTGAAAGTGCAGAACAAAGTGTAGTTGAGGATTTAGTTGGATCTGTTGTTGAAGTTATAAATGGAAACTTCAACGCACCTAAAGCTAATGACGAGGTGGATGTGTTCTTAATGAATGACGCAACCATCATAAGAAATATAAGTGTACAAGGTCATGGCGGATTTATGGAAGTACTTGATCCTGCAGGACAGATACTTACCAAATCTCCTTACACACAAACAGCATCTAGTTTTTCAAAATCTATAGCACCAGACGTATTGTTTGGTGGGGGTATGTTTATTGACGGCTTTGCCGGTAATTTAGACGCACGTTTAAAACAAGCTAATAGCACTACTGAAATTATTATTGATAATGTATATAGACAGCCTCAAACTCCAACTAGCTTCTTTATTGACGGAACAAGATTTCAAGTAGACAAAGCAGATACAGTTGGTGTCGCAGCCGGAGAATATAGATTACTATTAAACCCAGCAACTCCTTGGGAATTGCCATACTATCAAATTGTAAACGAATTAGAAACTGCATTACCTAGTTTACCTTACGATATAGAATTACTAAGTGCTGGTAATATATCAATGCTTGGTAACGACTTTACGCAAGTGAACGACCTAGGATACGGAGTATATACTACAAACAACGCACGATGCGAACTTGTTAGCGTATTCTGTTACTACAATCACATAAGTTATCTAGCTGAAAACGGTTCAGACATACGTTCGTTAAATGGTTCAACAGCGTATGGGGATTTTGCTCTTGTTGCTAAAGGCAGTGATCCATTAGAAGTAAGCGACCAAGTATTTGTAGCAGAAGATACAGTACAAATTGCCACAGTAAAAACAACTGGAGATTATCCTAACCAACGTGGAGACACAGTAGTTTATGTTATTAATCCAAGTTATGCACCATTCAATGTAAGTGAACTAGAAATTGATCACAATGGTGCAGCGGACATGAATGGTGATCCGGTTTACTTAAACAGATACGAAGTAACTAACATTACATCAATTGACGGGACATCGCCGCAGATATATGCACTTAATATTGCTCAGGGTGCAGCAGATAATCCTGGAATACAAGTAGATATTCCAGATGCAACTAAAATAGTTATTAGATCAAATCAAGTTATAAAGTATGATGGTATTATTGATGTAAATCCAACTCGTCCTAGTACAGCATTAGTTTATGATGACGACCCTGATAAAGTATATCGTGTACTAGCATATGATGTAGCAAACTTGCCATCAAACGAAGCACGTATTACACTTCGTGAAAGTTATGATTATGTTAAACTTGTTATTGACGATACAGCAGGTAGTGTAGCAGGCTCTGGACAAGTTGGCGACACAACAATACGCCTTGATGTTGACTTTGATACAAATGAAGAAGCAAGAATACTTGGAGCAATTACCAACAGTAAACAATATGTGTTTGGTTTTGACGGAACAATGCACCAAATTACTGCATATAGAGATAAGGCAACAACTGGACAACTTTATGCAGAAGTAGATGTAACACCTGCACTAACAAGATCGTTTAGTGTATACCCAGATGCTCCTACAATGCGAGCCGGAGTTCCTGCAACTACAGTTGCTAGAATCACAGTTGGTATCAGTACATTAAGAGTTACAGGACACGACTTATTAGACATTGGAACAGGAAGTTACCAAACATCGAGTTATCCAAGAGAAATTTACGGCCAACCTGAAATACCAGCAAGCCAACCTCGTGAAGTAGTTGAAGAAGGTAAAGGACGAGTATTCTATGTAACCACTGACCAAGATGGTAACTTTAGGGTTGGTGAATACTTTAAAGTTGATCAAGGTACAGGTACTGTTACATTCTCAGCAAGTATTGCTCTTTCAAACTTAGATGGTATTGGATTCAAACGTGGTGTTGCAGTTAGTGAATTTTCAACTGACGATGCAATGACAGACAATGCAAGTGATACTGTGCCAACTGAAAGTGCAGTACGTAGTTATGTAAACAGAAGACTAGGACTTACACATGCCGGAATTAGTGTTCCTGCTAAAATAGGTCCAGGCTATTTAGATTTAACAGCAACACAACCTTTACAAGGCAATTTAGATCTAGCAAATTATAAAATAGAACGTGTTGCAGAACCTGTTTCTAATTTAGACGCAACTAATAAATTGTTTGTAGAAACATATGCCGATAGTAAAACATTTGAAGTTAATAGTTTAAGTGCAAATGTAGACAATAGTATAACATTAGTAACAGACGACATTGACGAAAGTGTAACACCTACAAATTTATATTTTACAGACGCGAGAGCCCAAGCAGCTATTAGTGCAACCGATGCTGGCGGAGATGGAAGTTTATCATATGATGATTTAACAGGTGTAATCACCTACACTGGTCCTAGTGCTACAGAAGTAAGAGCGCATTTTAGCGCCGCACAAACTAGTGACGGAAATACTAGATACGGTGGACTAGAATACGATAGTGGTAACGGAACATATACATACAGCGGAATAACACTTGACGAAATTCGTGGTGCATTTACTGTAACAGGTAGTATTAGTTATAATGCGGCCACTGGTGAAATAGAATTTGACGAAAAGACAGATGGTGATATTAGAGGCCTGTTTAGTGCAAGTGGTGACTTAGCATATAATTCTGGTACAGGTGTATTCAGTATAACCAAATACACTAATGCCAATGCAAGGACAGCAGTGTCAGTTAGTGATACTGCCGACCCGGTTGGTGACGAATACTACGGAAGTTTATCATACAATTCAACAAACGGAATTATTAGTTTAACAGGAACAGCTCGTAGCGAAATACGAGCAGCTATTAGTGTTAGTGGAGATCTAAGTTATAATTCTAATACCGGAGTTATTAGTTACACTGACACAGATAGAAGTGATACTGCTATTAGAGGGTTAATTAGTGTTAGTGGCGATTTAAGCTATGATAGTTCAACTGGTGTAATTAGTTTTACCGCAGGAGAAGTTGGCAGTGGCGATGTACGAGGATTTGTTAGTGCAAATGACAATGGCGGACTAGGATCATTTAGTTACACTGAAAGCTCAGGTGTATTTGATTACACTGGTCCTAGTAATAGTGATATTAGAGGATTGATTAGTGTTAGCGGTGATTTAAGTTATGACAGTTCGACTGGTGTAATTAGTTACTCAGATGCCGCAGCTAGGACCGAAAGCGAGATTAGAGCCTTGTTTAGTGCTAGTGGAGATGTTAGTTATGACTCGTCAACTGGTGCGTTTAGTTTCTCTGAGACAGCTCAAAGAACTGACGGCGCTATTAGAAATTTGTTCACTGGTGGCGGAGATTTAAGTTATAACAGTATCAGTGGAGCATTTAGTGTTACAAAAACCAAAGTAGGTATTTCAGGCAGCGAAGCAAGTGGAACTATTACTATTGCAGGTGCCGGTAGTGTTACAGCAACACAAAACAGTAATACAGTTACACTGACAGGTGTTGATACTACATATGCATTAAGTGTAGAAAATGTTGGTACTGATGTATTAGACGGACAGACTAGAGTCCGACTAAGTGACGGTGCAACAAATCAAGACGTTATAATAGTAGGCGGCAATGCTATTGAAGTTACCGGAACTGCTAGTTCTGAAACGATAACAATTGATCATGCTGACACTTCTAACAATCAAGCAAGTGTCAGCAACACAGCAGACGACACAGTCATACAAAGTATTAGTATTGATGACTTTGGTCACATCACTGATATCAGTTCTAAAACACTCAGCATAGAAGATTTAGGTACACTTGCTGACTTAGGTTACTCAGGTACAGCCGATGCCAATACTTATGTATTACCAGCTTTAAACATTGCTGAAGCAGAAGTAGACGGCAATACTCTTACGTTATTCCAAGAAAATGATACTGAGATTACATTTACAAATACAACGTATTCAACTGCAACTAGTTCAACACTAGGTCTAGTTAAAATAGGATATACAGAAGATGGTAAAAATTATCCAGTAGAATTATCAAGTGGTCAAATGTTTGTTAACGTACCTTGGGCAAATACATTTAGAGCTATAACTGACACACCTACTGACGGAGCAACTACTACAAGTATTAGCTCAGCCTGGGCATTTGATAATGTTAAAACAGCAGTACCGGCCAATGCATTGTTTACAGATACTAATACATTTAGAGCCATTAGTAGTACTCCT